ACTGTAGGCCAAGGAAAGGTTAACCCCATCTTTGGTTGTTCTAAAGCTTTATCAATAAAATCTGTTATATCTAATACTTCACCTTGTCTTTCTACGACACTATCCCATACTGCTTTTTGGTATAACTCTTTCTGTCTACCTTCTAACAGCATATCATTAGCGTCTTTCAAAGGTAATTTACATACTTTAAAGTTAGGAAATGATTTTAATATCTCTTTAGTTGATTTAATACCTGCTGTATCATTATCTAGTACTAATATTACCTCTTTATACTTTTCAACAAACTCTCTGTTGTTAATAATATCTTTAACACCCCCCGTAGCCCCCCTCACAAGGCTAACTACAGAGGGCAGGTATGACTTAAACTTAGCTGGCGTATTGTCGGTTATAACTTGATACAGAGCCATAGCATCACAGCGCCCCTCAGTAATAAATAACCTCCTGCTGCCATGCTTACTAGCTAACTCTTTACCCCACAAGTCTACAGCACCTTTCCTATCCCCTACAGCACTGAATGACTTATCTGCTACGTTTCTTACTTCGTACCCTGTAACCTTACCATCTTTTGTGTCTGGGTAGTAATGCTTAGTAACTGTCTTACCGTCACTCTCACTATACCCCAACCGTACATTGTATAAGTCTACCACTTCTTTACGTAAACCTCTATCAGGTAACGCATCTACAGGTAAACTATCATAATCTGACGCTTTGTATGGCTTTACTTTTATCATCCCACCTTCATTTACATACTTACTCTTATCCATACCACCTACCTTGTTTGCTGGGAAAAACGTGTTACAAGCGAAGCAGAAGCTATCATCTTCTTTGTCGTTATAACTGAATACCTGATTTGCATCATGACTCCCGCAGTCTGGGCAAGGTATTTTGTAGACTGCTGTTCCACTTGCTTGTTCCATTTCTCTCCCCCATCTCTTTGAGTTTACCTAGTATGTCCGTTCTATTGAAGTTTTAGCTAAAAATGTAAGCACTATCAAGCACTTCGGACAGATTTAAGGTGTTTATCATTATGTCTTCTGGTCTACCCTCAAAATTAGGGTTTACCTGCTCTACCCATCTCTTGATAGGCTCCTTTTCAAATAACTCTACATAAGCCTCCCTTACCCTTTTATTTAAGTTTACAACTTGGTTAACTGGGACTCCATAACTATCGTGGATAAGGTGGAAGTTAGTACAGCCATCAGCTTTTAGTTTCAACACAGTAGACGTTAATAATACAGCGTCTAAACTATGTATAAAGTTAGGGGCTATCCCACTAACCATCTTCTGGGGATGTAAGTCACTGGTAGTTGTTCTTATAGATAACTTACCAATTGGTGTTACAACCCTTTCCAATTTAGTTTTATGTAACTTCTGTAATACTGGGAAGTCTGTTATAGGCGTGGTATAGAATACCCACTTACCCTGCTTGACAATATCCCCTGTAACCTCCTTCAAGTACTCCTGTCCCGTCCTAGCACCCTTAACGACATCAGCTATAGCTCTGTCATTTAAGTCCGTTAGAATCTTAGCCACGAGCCATAAGTCACCCACCCAAAACCTCTTGTTATTCTTTTCTAACTCTTGTAGCTCTATCTTTAGTTGCTCATACATACCGTACTTAGTCACTGAGTAAGGCTGTGTCATCGTGTTACGCTTTGTAAGCTTCCTAGTTATGTTACCCTTAAGGCTATTGGCTATCGCTACTGTAGACTCCTCATGGTCTTTACCATCCGAAGTTTTATAAGTAACAGACTTTATATAGTCGCCCTCATTTAATAGCCCGTTAACTCTATCCGCTACCTTTTGGTAGATGTCATTCCGTGTATCTCCTATAACATTAACAGCTTCAGCACCCTCTTTGTCCAAAAGTAGGCCAGAGTAGATTTGTATACCGGAGCAAGTAGCGTCCAAGGCCACTGGAATGTAAGATAGAAAGTTGTCCGGGTCTCTCAAGTAGTCAGCGTATTCAAAACACCACGCTAAGTATAAGAAAGGCTCATCTGCATCTTTCCATAACAGTCTATTAGACAAAGGGTCATCAGCTATTAGTTTTATGTCATCCTCTTGAGCCTTGATTAAGTTAATACGGTCAAGGTATAGCTCCTTATCATACCCATAACAGTTAGCCCCATGCACCAAAAACCAATCTAACTCCTCTTTAGTAGTAATCTTACACCCATTCTTAAACTCTAGTAAGGATTTAACTTCACCCCTACCTTGTGGCTGTAAGTGTTGCTGTATAGGGTAAACCCTACCTCTAAAATCATATTGGTAACTAAAGAAAAACTCATCCTCGTCAACATACTCTTTAGCGTTATATAGTACTAGGTTAAGCATTATAGCCCTACCCGAATTACTGATTGTAATATCGCGCTGGTCTTCTAAGTCTTTAAAGTACTTGCGCATTAATTCCTTCTCTTTAGGAAGCCCTTTATACTTCCCACTATCATTAATATCACCATAGTTATGTATGTTAATAAAATCTTCGGGCTCTAACTGACCATTATAGGGTAGCTTACCTACCAGAAAAGGATTGTTAGGTGCACTGTCAGAGTCCAATACGTTATTCTCGAAGATGTAATCCATAACATCATAGACCCTCTTATTAACCCGCCAAGCTGTGGCCTGTAGTGTATTCAACAGGTCAAATATCTGACTTGTATCTTTCTCTTTAAAGTATGCCGCTAGAAGCTTCTTAGAGCCGATACGACACTTTATAATAGGTAACTTGTACAACTCCCCCTGTTGGTAGCCACCAGTGCCGCTAAAAGACACCCAAGGCTTTGGCTTAATAAGTAATATAGGAAACTTTCTATAGTCTGTTAGCAACCTTTCTCTTGATTGCATGACCATCCTGAAGCATTCTTCTGTGTATACGATAAACTGGGTTCTTTTACCTTTGCTCATAACTATCTTAGTCTCGATAATATTAACCCCGCTTTTTAACACTAGGTCTAACAGCGTACCTCCTAAGTAAGTAGTGATGTCAGTCAAGTCTTGGTCATTCAGTTTCATCTGTCTGCGCACAATCTTTAACTTCTCCCTCTCCCTAAACTTCTCACTCCTATTTTTAAATCGTTTGTCTACGAAAGAACCAAAGTTATTATCATCCCTGTCTAACCTGCGCACCAGTATGCTGTCATACAATGCCTTAATCAACTGTTTAATTAAAGAAATAGTAGGCACGTGATTATCTTTACTGATGCTTCTAACGATTGTAGCTAATAAGATAAACGCTAAGTCTTTAGTCGTATCACTAAACTCAAGCCCTACTATATCCCTAGCAGCTTTCATCTTACCCCTGATATCCTTAGCGAAATACTCCTCTATCTTATCAGACACGGCCTCAATACCATGCACTAGTAACAGCTTTCCCTCCGCTAGTTCGTCAGCTTGCCCTGCTTTTGTTCTCGAATTAACCTCCTTCATTAATCGTATATAACTATAATCATTTGCAGCTTGTTCGAGTTTTATTTGACGCTCTAACTTAGATAATTCCATCGCCCCACTTCCTTATATTACCAGTGATGATAACAATTAGCAATGATCGCTATCATAGTTGTTAATTCTACCGCTAGCACAACCAATCTAAAAGTAGCTCTGCCAGTCCAATTTATTACCGTGTTTAATGTTATCATTTTTATAACGTCTGTCTATACTGAATAAAGTCTCTAAAGTTACCGGACCACCGACTACCATCTCGCCCCCTGTGTGTTTCACCTCTTTGCCAAGCGTAACCAGTAGAAATAGGTGTCGCTACATGCTCAAACGGTGATAAGTGTCCCGACTCATATAGCATATCATATAAAGATAGGTCTTTAGTCACGCTAGGAGCTGACTGGTCATGATTAAGGTAGCTTACCCTAGCACACCTAGCCACAGAACATTTGATGGCCTCTAACAGGCTTAGGTTTGTTACCTCACATAGACGCATGTAAGGAAGATGGAAACTTTCTTTACTTAAAACCTCTGGCGTACTATCCATCATACTCTGTTTCATAACAATAGCAAGCTGTTTAATCTCTGGTTGTGCATCTTTATGGTCACGTAAAATAAAGAAGTTTTCCCATTCTGTTGATGTTACCACTGTATGCATTGTCTGAAAAGGTTCAAGTATACGATTAATAACTTGCTTATGCAACCCAATATTATTTAGCCTGTATGCATTATCCGCAGCGTCATAAGCAGCATTCACCCAAAAGGTTTCAGCACCACTAATATCTATAACCTCCTGCTCTGCACTCATTCCCGGTTGATTGGCTCCCCAGTGAATAGGTATTTCCGGGTTATTTCCTGCTTGAGCTATCATCTTGACTACTGGCACCGCTCTGCTACTCATAGCGTTGCGACTGAACACCCTATGTGTCATGAACTCACCGTGTATAAAGCGAGGATAGGCGAGTTGCAGTGTAGTGATACGATGCCCACTATCTGAAACACTATCTGCTATTACTTTTGATGATATCATAAATAAACCTCTGTTTGATACTTATTAGTTAGCCAGTCATCACGCATCATCATCTCAACCTCATTATTATTTGCTAGGCTATTTAGAAAATCTTCAAACTCTCTATCGAAAACTGATACTGTCTCGAACTCAGGCCAATTACTTTCGTGGTGTGGGTTTAGTTTAATCATTCTTCATTTCTCCTAATGTATCAAGACGCTCTTCTATTAATAAACCGTTGTACTCGAACCGCATGCTATCTCGGTCTTTCTTATCCTGCATATCCCATCGGTCCTTCCTATCTAACTGATGTATTAGCTTTTGTAGTTTTGCAATCCGCTCATTTCTTATGCTCATGTTAGCTTACTCCATAAAAATAATTCAACTCTTCTTCTTCTAGTGCAATCATGTACAACAGGTGGTCGATACTGAAAGCTTTAGATATCAAATAATTATAACCACTTTTGCCTTGTTTGCGTTGCAAGTCATCAAGTTTGTTTGCAAGTTTAAATTTTAGCTTATTAATGTTTTTCATAATGTTACCACCTTGTTAGTTTACAGTATATCAGAAATTTAAGGTTAACCCTACATATAAATAAGTTATTTGATTATTAAATATGTAGTTTATTATTAAATATTCCATGCTATGGCATAAACTCCCGTAGCTTCTTTAATGGGATAGCCGTTAATAGTTCTAGGATAGCCTCGTGGTCGTCTTGTTCAATATCAGCTTCTATTTGTTCTAATACCTGAGCTACTAAAGCTAACTTTTCCACCTTTTTAGTTAAGTTTATCATTTTATTTACCCCCGTTTGAAATAAAGGGTAGCTTACGTTGTGGCAAACTTAGTATTAGCCTTTGTGTACCATCAAGTTTAGCAAGACCTTGTTTTTCTACTATCGCTATATCTATAATACTGACCGCTTTGTTGTAGTAGTTCGGGAACCTTAAGGCTTTAAAAAAATCATCCCGCTCATCTTTTGAGAAAGATGCGAACTCTACCTTCTGCGCACCTCTTCCATCCGAACCAGCGCTTGTTACTGTATATGCTATTTTATCGGTCATTTTGTTATTCTCCGAGTAATATCTTCAATTCTATTTTAAATACCAACATTAACTTTTTGTTTCTCATTTTAATTATTTTCCTTTGTTAAAGTTTCTAGCCGCTTCTTTTTCCCCGTTAAAATATAGCCAGTTAATAACGGCATCCATGTTATCAAACTGCTGTAACCGTTTATTACCTTCATCAGAGAGTAAAACTCCTACTGTACCCTGCCAAACATGCCAGTTTTTATATTTTAATGATTTCATTATAAAACCCCTTTTAAAATTGAATGTTAGTTATAAGTGCGTTTTTACTTTTACTATACATCATGTTGCAGCCAATGACAAAGCCTAACATCATTTCCTTACTATTAAAGTGCCGTTGCTGTGGCTGCCTGTGGTCGTGGTCTGCTAAAGCTATTGAGAAGCCGCCTCTAGTGTCTTGACGACCGAATGATACAGTCTTGAATAGTTTGGGGTCTAAGTTGTTAGCAAATAGTTCAAGTTGGTTTTGCATGTATACTTTGTTGTCGCCTGTTAATCTCATGTTGCTGATATGTACTGTTGTCATAATATTATTTCCTGTTGTTAGTGTGTAAGGTTGTTAGCTACATTTAAGGTTATTTAAGATTGTATTAACTCTATTGTATAAGTCTGATTACCATGTATACCATCGACTTTATTGCCTATTGATAACGAGTTTAAACTATCGTCTAACCAGTAGAGAGTGTAAGTATCCAACTTATTACCACAGATCACCCGCACGTTTTGTCTGATATGTGCAATAGCTAGCTCCCTGCTAACAAAGCTTTTTACAATGTGTAAATTGTCACTGTAAAAGCCATAGAGTTTACCATCATAATATAGCTCAGCATCGTCGTCGGTATCCATAAACAAAGATATTGTAAACATGTTTTTATCCTTCTTTGTGATCAAATAATGAGCTGTCAAAAATACTGTAGTATACGGCTTCGCTTAAAGCTTCCAATAAACTATCAAGTGTGTCACCTTTATAGGCCACCACTTTATCAGTGGCTATAAACTTGCTGTTTAATTCTGAGAGTGTGACACCGTACCTTTGAGCCACTATGGACTTGCCTTGGAAGGAGATATCACAAGTTATAAAGTCAGTTAGGCCCGTTTGGATGTCGATAACTTCAAATTCAAATATAGGCATCCGGTTAGTATTATCTAGCTCGTTTTGTAACTCTTGTATAAAGTTAATCATAATGTATCACTTCCTGTTGTTAGTGTGTAAGGTTGTTTATTAAAAGGGGCTGAGTAATACAACCCCCTTTATTTAAACTTCCTTACTTAACTGTAAAGCCGTCCTCTTTCATAGCCTTGATATATTGATTAGACGTACGTTTAGACATGGCAGAGCGTATGCCAAAAGTCATGGTCTTAATATAGGCTTCTTTGTTGCCACCTGATAAATGTTGTCTGGCTATTTGAATATGTCTTGCGTTAGTCATGGTATTTAATCCTGTTGGTTAATGTAGGTTTATTGTACCACACCTAAATTTTAATATGTTAATCTTTATTCAATTCATAATCATGGCTTAACACACTATCACCTTGCTCTATTAAACCATAAGCAATACCCTCATTTGTTGCAGACCTAATAAACGATTGATAGTGTTGGCCTTCAAAGCCTTCGTAATAAGCTTCGCCGTATTCTGTATCGTAAGAGATTGAGTATGTAGACATGGTGTGTTTCCCTTTGATTAATTAATTAACTTAAGGCACATTCTACAGTGTTGACTGAGCAACAC